TCGTAAATTAACGGAGAAAAACTAAAATGCACGGTAAGATTATTAAATTTAAAGGCGATATTTCAGAACTAGACACTGCAGGTTATGCAATTCTAGGTTTGAAATATCTGGGGGAGCACAAGGATGAATAAGATTTATAAACTTGAATATTTCAATAAGGATAGCGGACGATGGGAAGCAATGAGATCTAATAGATACCCTGGTGGGTTCTTCCTAGATGCTCAACTTGCTAGAAGATCAGCTGGTCAATCAATATATAGAGATGTTACAGATTTGAGAATTTTAGAAATTAAATTTAATCCTAATGATGTTGATATGACTTTAATTCCTAAAAAGGAGCATGAAAATGATTGATAAAGAGTTATTTAATGAAGGAATTAAAACTGTTGAATCTGAATTAAATGATGTTAAAAGACAACAACAGCATTGGAACAAAGGACATAAAGTTAATACCAGAAAGCTTTATTTAAACTTAAATGCTACTATGCTAACGCTTAAATTTTTGACAAATGAAGCGGAAAAAGAATTTTTAAAAGAAACACAAAAGGAACATGAAAATGACAGGAAAAACAATTAAATTTCAAGCAACAACAAATAACTTTAAAGTTAATGGTAACAAAGTGGTTTTGCAATTAGATGCAGACTTGCTTACTCATAAGATTAACTTAAATAAGCTTAAAGACATTGCTTTTGATGGCAACGGAGTTCAAGTAAGCTTGGAAGCTGATCAACAGGAACTTATTCCTGAAGAAAACAAGGATAGTAAGCCAATGCTAGTTAGGGATGACAAGTAATGAAAACTGCACTGCTTGTATTATTTGCAATTCTTTACCCTACGATAAGTGTACTGAATTTGTTTTCAGATTATAAAACCATGAAGTCTAACAACGATCTTATGAAAGAAATTCATAAAAGTAATAATTTGTTTGACTCTTTATTAAAAGAAGTTAGAGCCAATGAAGATTTAACAATAGCAATCAAAGACAGAACTAATGCCCAAGATAATTTTGTTTGGGAATCTGTTTTAATTCTTGCACGTCGTATTCATGATTTGGAGGACAGTAACTATGTTAAATAAGCCTATTTCACATGACAAAAATGGGCGAAAGATTTATCCTGATTCATTAATTTATGATGCAGTTGCTAATGAATATTTCTTTCCAGTCAAACGAAAAGGCATTTGGGGTGATGACTTTATGGGGGATTTTTATTCATTAACTCCAGCACAATTAATTCTGATGAAAAAGCATGCAACTATGGATGACATGAAAATAATTATGCATGAGAAAAATGAATCAGACGCAATTTTTAATACTAGAGGTAAGTTTGATGGAAAGTGAACATAGCATACAAAAGAAAATTGAATTAGTTGTCTCGCAACATCATTGTCATATTTTTCGTGCTAACGTCGGTAAGATTAGAACACCTGATGGCAGATTCTTTACTACAGGCTTGCCGTCTGGCTATCCTGACTTACACGGCTGGCGTGATTGGGATCATCAAGCTTTTTATATTGAAGTGAAAAATGCTACTGGCAAACCGCGTCCTGATCAAATAGCTTTTCATAAAATGCTAATGAAATTCAATGTTATTCATGGAATTGCACGAAATACTAATGATGCACTTAAGATTGTGGAGAATGGTTTAGTTGGCTACGGATATAAATAGAAGAGGTGAATATTATGGAAGTAACAATTGACGCAGATACTTATGAAGAATTAAAAGAT